CAGTAACTTTCTCAAAAATCTCTTTAACAACAAAGAAACTCCGCATGGACTGGGAGCTTTCAACAGAGTCTCTAGAAGATAACATCGAAGGTGCAGATCTAGAAGATCACATTGCACGTTTGATGGCAACACAAGCAGGAAATGACATCGAAGATGTTATTCTTAACGGTGACACACTTCTAACAGCAGACGGTCTTTACAAGTCATTCGATGGCGTTGTAAAGAAGGCAAAGGCATCAGGCCGTGTCGTAGACGCAGCAGGAGCCGCAGTATCACGTGAAGTATTCAACAAGGCACTTAAGGCTATGCCACGTAAGTACAAGCAACGTCGTGGAGACCTTCGCTTCCTTGCTGGATCAAACTTGATTCAGGATTTCCTATATGCTAACAGCATTGGAACAAACCAAACAATTCCACAAGATATCGCTTCAAGCGTTATCCGTGGTGGAGTTGCACCACTAGGTGGACCAGCAGGATACGTGGCACCATTCGCATTCGGTATTCCGATTGTTGAAGTTCCACTTCTTAATGAAACACAGACTGGTACATACGCAACACCAACAGGTTCACACGGAGATATCCACTTGACATTCCCAAATAACGTAGTTATTGGTATCAAGCGTGACGTAACCGTTTACCGCTTCTTCCAGCCACGTAAGGACACAATCGAGTACACAATGTATACTCGTGTTGGAGTTCAAATCGAGCAGGCAGACGCTTGGGTAGTTGTAAAGAACGTTAAGGTTGCTTCTTAATTAATTTAAGATAAAACCCTCGAAAGGCCCCTAATTAATTTTAGGGGCTTTTCATTTTAATTTATCAATGCTATAATTGAAGAACCTAACAAAGGAGATAATATGTCATTTGAGACATTGAAGGTCGCAGAACTCAGAAAAATTGCAGAGGACTTTGCAGTTGATACTGATGGAATTAAGAGTAAGGCAGATATCGTTGCCGCCCTTGCAGAAGAGGGAGTTACATGGTCTGTCTATCAAAAAACTATTAAAGATATCGAAGACGCAACAGATGAATTTAACGAAGACGCAGAAGAGATTCTTCCTAGATTTAGCCTAGATGCTCAGCCAGAAGATACGGTTCTAGTTCGAATGACTAGAGAAAACTTCAGATACGATATCATTGGATTTACATTTACAAAAGAGCACCCTTTTATTGCAATGACAGAAGAAAATGCTCAAGAAATTTTTGATAAGGAGGAGGGCTTTAGATTAGCAACTCCAAAGGAAGTTCAGGAGTATTACAACTAATCTAAGCTTATAAAATGGCAGAGATATATGTAAACAGCAATTCACCGATCAGAACAAAGATCTACTGGGAGGGTGAATTAGCATCCCCTACGGGTAACGTAACGGCAAAGGTTTATGACATTACTCAAAACCCTGCTAACGTTATATCTTCTACCAATTTATTACTTACTCTAACAGGAACAGCCGTTGAAACAGATGTCGGCACATATCAAGTTGTGCTACCGTTTTCCTATTCTGCATATCCCAGAAAGCTAAAGCTCGTCTGGGAATACGCAGTAGCTGGATCAACAGTGGGAACTCATACAACTTATGTGAATGTTGTAACCCCATACGTTTCTATCAATGAGCAAATAGATGAATTAAACTTTGGGTCGGATCCAAGTGATCCTAACTACAAGACATACTCAGACCTCCAGATGGCTGAGAGATATGCAAGAAAATTAATTGAAGAATACACTCAGCAAGAATTCTACCTGTATCCAGACACAAAGATTATATACGGAGACGAATCAGATACTCTACCCCTATCATCTAAAATAAATCGGATATACCAGATTTATTCTAACGATATACTTCTTGTAGATAACCTTGCTACACCAAAGGTAAACAACTGGCTATATGACCCAATTGTTTCAGAAACAGGTTTTGGAATAAGAGTTAATAGAGTAAACCTATTAGACAATTCAGTATATGTTGCAAATGGTTTAGTTCCTCCAACAATTAATGATACATATAATGGAGTCTTTTCTAAGAACGTTAAGTATAAGATCGTTGGCGAATTTGGATGGGATTTAGTTCCCGCTCAAGTGCAGATGGCAACAGTTGAACTAATGAAAGACTATTTCTCAAAGGACAAAGTCTGGAGAAATAAGTACATTAAATCCATTAAGACATTTGACTGGAGTTTTGAATATAACAGCTCAGCATCAAAAGGAACTGGCAATCTATATGCAGATCAATTGCTTGCTCCACATGTTATATCTCAAATGGTCCTTATCTAATGTATGATCTTGTCGACTCCGTTCTTCCAATGCTTATTGATGTATATAGGCAATTTGAAACACAGGACCCAGCGACGGGATCTTTAAAGAAAGACTGGCAATTTAATAGAACAGTTGCATGCAGCGCAAAAGGAACTATTAGTAATTCTACAGCCAGCAGATCTGGAGACAAGCAGACCTTTTCAAACAAATATGTTAATGAGCAGATGATTCAAATAAGAACTACATCCAAATTAGTATTTAACGAAAAGGTTACAAACATTAGAAATTTAGACGGAACTGTTATTTGGGAAGAGATTAACTTTCCAAGCAACACGCCAACAGTATTTGAAGTAATGGGAGTTACTCCAATTACAGAGCCGATGGGCGGAATTATTGGTTACAATACAACCGTTAAAAGATCGGAGAATCAGGTAATTGGACAGTAGCGTAGCATTATTACAAACAGCCAGCGGTCTTGAAAGATTGATGGCAGGATCAGTTCCAGGAGTAATAAAAGATAGCACCGTGGCTCAAGTATCTGCATTTTTGTATTATGAAGCAGCTGTTATTGCCAAGCTAACAACAAATGCTGAATTTAAAAATTTATTTAAAACAACCATATTTAATCAAATAGAAAAAGATTTTGGTCAGTACGTTGATGCCCAAGCAAGAGTAAAGCCTAAAAGCCTTCACCATGTATACGAGTGGAATAAAACTGGCAACCCAACAGCAAGGCTTTTCAACCTATATCTAATAGATTCTGAAGGCCTTTCATTTAGAGTAGGCCGTGATTTTAAACTATCTAAATCAACAGTACCGTCTAAAAATAAAAAACAAAAGAATAGATATGTATTTGCTAATAAAGCTTCCGTAATGGAAGAAGGAATGCCCATAGTAATTCGACCAAGATCCGCAGAACGCCTAGTATTTGAATTAGATGGTGCAACAGTCTTTATGCCCAAAGGCACCTCAGTTACAGTCAAGAGGCCAGGAGGCAAGGCTGCAACAAATCAATTTGCACTCACATACGGAAGATTCTTTGGAGGTCAACCAGTAAACTCCTCAATAAAGTCTTCAGGGTTTCAAAGAATATTTAATGCTAAGATTGCAAGAGCATTGAGTGTACCAACTAATATTAAAAAGGTGCAGTATAGCTTCAGTGCTGGTAAAATAAGAGTGCAGGCAGATGCAGCATTAAGCTCATCATTTGGAGGGTCACTATGACAGTAGATTATAAAATAGACGCAATGTTTGAGCTTCGCAAGTTCTTGTGGACCCAATTAAAACTTACTGGACTATTTGATCCAGACGACTACTACTCAGATAATCTAGGATCTGAGATAGTACCTATTATTCCAGTTCAGCAATTACCAGAAATGGATCAATTCCTAAACGGTAAAAAGCATATCGTATATGACAAGATCGGAATGTCCTATGAAGAGAACTGGCTGATATGCTGCGAAAAGGTTTTGTTTACCATATACTCAACAGATATAACAGAGATATATGAGATAAGAAACCTAATGACTGACCTGTTTAGAAGAATGGACGAATCTGCAAAAGATGTCAATTCTTTAAAGACCACCAACAAATTAATTTTCCACAGCATTCATATTACAGAAACTTCTCCAATTGACCCATCCCTTGAACTTCAGGGCTTTTTGTCATCAGACGTAATACTAGAGGTCAAGTACTCCAGAGTCACCGACGGACTAGGTAGATTTGCCTAGTTGCTTTTAAAGGGTTAATCCAGTAAAATTGGACATAAGAGGAAATGAGCCTAGCCAGCTTGATTTAAAGTAAGTCAATATATATATATTTATTTAACAGGAGGTTTTACAACATGGCACAAAATATTGGTAATGCTAGAAATATTCTTGTCGGTGCGTCTCCACTGTTTCTTTCAGTAACAGACATCACCAGCCCAGATTATGTAGTTTCTGCACCAGCAGGAACACTAAACGCATTTGCAGCAAACAAGAATAAGACAGTCCCAGCATTTAAAACAGGAGAGTCTTACACAGATTCTTTGAACAAGGTTGATGTTACAACAGCAGCAACTGGTGCGGTATCACCAGCCCTTGACACAAAGGGTGCATTTTACCGTAACGTAGGTTACACAAATAACGGTCTTCAGGTTACATACAACCCATCATACGGTTCAGTAACAGTAGATCAGCTTCTTGATACAGCAAAGCTTTTCAAGGAGTCAATGGAAGTTATGATCGCAACAGAAATGGCAGAAGGTACTCTTGAGAACGTTCTTGCCGTATTTGGTCAGAAGTCAGATACACTTACAGATTCTGGTAAGAAGCTAGGTATCGCAGGTGGAGCTCTTGGTGAAGCACCAACAGAGCGTCAGCTAATTGCAGTTGGTCAAGCACCAACTTCAACAACAGATACTGCAACTGAGCGTGTATATTATGCACGTCGTGTTCTTTCTGTACAACAGTCACAGTTCTCTTTGGCTCGTAACGCAGCATCAACATTCCCAGTAACATTCCGTTTGCTACCATCAGGTGATTCATCACACGTAGGTCAGGAATATGGTTTCATCGTAGACCGTGTTCTATCAGTGTAATTAATTTAATTAATTAATAGAGCCCCCCAAGAAATTGGGGGGTTTTCTATTGCTCTTGTATTTTGAATATGATACAATAATTAAGACGATCCTAGGAGGATTAAATGGCAACAACAGTATACGATGTTGAAGAAATTCAACTACAAAATGGCGCAACAGTTAAGCTCAAGCCTTTAACAATTAAAGAGCTACGTGAGTTTATGAAGGTCATTCAAAGAACACAAGAAGTAACATCAGAAGATGAAACACTAACAATCCTTATTGAGGCCTGTGGAGTAGCACTAAAAAAGCAGCTTCCAGATCTTGTAGCAGACAAAGACGCATTTGAAGACACACTTGACGTTCCAACCATCAATCGCATTCTAGAAGTATGCGGAGGGATTAAGATGGACGACCCAAACCTACTAGCGGCAGCGGTTCTGGCTGGTCAGAACTAGATCTAGCCGCTTTAGAGGGGGAAGTATTTCTTCTAGGTAATTGGAAAAATTACGAAGAACTAGAAGATAATCTTTCAATGCCAGAGATGGTCCAGACTTTTAAGTCAATGCAAAAAACGGAATCAGAAAAAAGGAAATTCCTAGCTTCGATTCAAGGTGTTGATTTAGATGAAAGCAGTAATAATGAGGAGGGATCATCCTTCGAAGATGTCAGAAGAAGAGCACTTGGTATAACCACATCAGCAGATGATGTTGTTTCATTACAAGGTGGTCTTGCAGCAGAAGCTGGCTTTGGCATTAACGCAGGATTAGGATACCGAATAGAGTAACATATACATATGGCAGATAATTTAATCACCACCAATATTACCGCCAACGCAGACTTCACGAGTTTAAGAACTCAGCTTGCTGCGGTTACTGCCCAACTCGTAAAATTACAAGAAACAACGGCGGGAACTAACGCCAAACTAGCAAATCAAATTGCTGTAATGAATAAGTCCTTCGCAGAAACTATGCGATCAACGGGACAGTTTTCATCACACTTTGTATCGCTTACATCAGACGTAGAAAAATTTGGTAGGAACCTAGATAGAGGAAGACTTAAACTAGGGGAATACTACAACGCCTGGAGTGGGCATACAAAGAAAACAAGCAGCCTGATTAGAGACCTGGCCAAGCAGCAGGTAATGCTAGAGAATGCAATCATTCAGCCTATCGGCAAAAACGCACAAGGCCTAATGCAATACAATGTTATGGTTGCAAAGGGCCTTGATGAAATAAAGAACAAGACGGCAATTGCAAGACAAGAGCTATCTATCATGAATAAGGTAATGCTCGATGGATCTAATCAGCTTATCAATTGGGGTAAGAACACCCAGTGGGCTGGCCGTCAGTTAACAGTAGGACTAACAGTTCCTCTTGCAGCATTTGGAATGGCTGCACAAAAAGCATTTAGAGAAGCAGATCAAGAGCTTGTAAGACTTACAAAGGTTTACGGCGGACTAAGTGCAACATCATCTTCAGAGCTAGCAAAAGTAAGAAAAGATGTTTCCGAAACAGCAAGAGAAATTGCTGGAGCATACGGAATTGCATACAAAGAAACTATTGCATTAGCAGCTGACCTTGCTGCAACAGGACAAGAAGGCGGAAACCTTCTAGAAGCTACAAGACAGACAAGCAGACTTTCAATCCTTGGTGAAGTAGACAGACAAGAAGCAATGAAGGCAACTCTTGCTATTCAAAATGCATTTAAATCAAGTACAGATGAATTAACTCAATCTATTGACTTTCTTAACGCTGTTGAAAACCAGACATCCACTTCTCTACAAGATTTAGTTGAAGCAATCCCTAAAGCAGGCCCTGTTGTAAAGTCTTTAGGTGGAGATGTAAAAGATTTAGCATTGTATTTAACTGCAATGAAAGAAGGCGGAGTAAACGCATCAGAAGGTGCTAACGCAATTAAGTCAGCAATGGCATCTCTTATCAACCCAACAAAGGTTGCAAAGGAAATGTTTTTTGGCTTTGGTATAGATATAGATAAGATTGTAACATCTAATGCGGGAAATTTAACTGAAACAATTACAGACCTTCAAGCAGCTTTAGACAGACTAGATCCACTAAGCAAGTCAAGAGCAATTGAACAGTTGTTTGGTAAGTTCCAGTATGCAAGAATGTCAGCCCTATTTGAAAACCTAGGTAAAGAAGGATCTCAAACTCTTCAGGTAATGGATTTAATGAAAGCAAGCGCTACAGATCTTGCAAATATCTCTGCTCGAGAATTAACTATGATGACAGAGTCCGCTTCAGGACAATTTAAAAGAGCATGGGCTTCAGTCCAAGCAGACCTTGCTTCAGTAGGAGAACAATTTTTAAGAATTAGCACAAAGGTTTTAAATGTAGTAGATGGGATCATTAAGTTTTTCCAAGGACTTCCAGGTCCAGTTAAAACATTCCTTAACGCTCTTGGTGGACTAACAGCATTTGCTGGACCACTAATTATGTTAACTGGTGTTATGGCCAACTTTATTGGTTATGTTACAAAGGGAATATTCTCTTTAAGACAAATGGCTACAGGAGGACATGGGTTTAAGCTCCTTACTCCAGAAATATTAGCGGCAGATGCAGCAGCAAAAGGTCTTGCTACATCATTCTATTCAGATACAGAAGCAACAGTTGTATTAACAAATGCAGTAAATACTCTTGCAGCATCATTTGATAATCTTCAGGTAGCAGCATCTACAGCGCAAGTTGCAGTGCAACCAAGCATCTCAACAGTTGCAGGCGGAGTAATTGCAGCGGGAACTCCAGGCGGAACGCCAAGATATGTTGATAAAAATAATCCATTAATTGGAGATTCATACTCAAGAGATATGTCTCACATGATTCCTGCTCAAACACAACAGGCGGGGACAATATTTGGAACAGTTCCAGGAGCAGGACCAGTAAACGTTAGAATTGGTAAAAACCCTCAAGCATATATGAACGCAGATCTTCCAAAGATTCCAGGTGTTACATCTGTAAACGGAACATCGACTGGTATAGTTGCTCAAGAGGCAGCAAAGTGGCATGCAATGACAGCGGCAATTGCAATGCAATCAGAAGCAGAACTTAAAGTATTAAAGGCAGAGGTAAATGCTACAGGAACAATTACATCAAGTCTATCTAATTCTTATCAAGCCTTGCTTCCAGAATTTTCAGAAATTACAAGCATGGCTGCACAAGAAACTGCTTTAATCGTTAAGCAGCTACAGCAAAGCAAAATAACAGCAGACGAAGCAAGAATAAAAGTAATTCAATTAAATGCAACAGTTGAAGCAATGCTTGCTGAGACAGCTCAAAAGATTGCAGCTGGACAAGGAAGATCTGTAAACTTAACAACAGTTCCATTAACATCTCAACCTGTAGTAGACCCAGTAACTGGTAAATCAAATATGAAAGAAATGTTTCATAAGGGTTCTACAAAAACATTAGTAGATAAAATTGCTAGAGCGCTAGGCGGAGTTAGAACTTCAGGTGCAGGATATAACATTGAAACAACAAAGCCTAAGTTTAATAAAGGCGGAATAGTTCCAGGAACTGGTAACACAGACACCTATCATACAATGGCCGAGCCCGAATCATTTGTAATTAATAAAGCTGCAACACAAAGAAACATGCCTACAATTAGCAAACTTATTGGTGGCACTCCAACATTTAGAAACACTGGAGGAATGGTTCCAGTAGTTTTAACTCCTGGAGAAGCAGTAATTCCAGCAAAAATTGCTAAGCGTAATCCAGAACTAATGTTGCAATTAAATGGTGGCCCAGGTAATACAACTGGTATGGGAAGACATCAAGGCGGAGGAGTTCACCCACACCCTCATGCAGGAAAGCCTATGACAGATGCTCAATACAGAAGAGCTCTTAAAATGTATTATGAATTTATTAACGATCCAAACTATGAAGCCAATGTTCGTGCAAGATTTATTGCACTAGATGCTTCAGAGTATTTGGGAGTTGCCCCACAGATAGGAACTAAAAAAGCTATTGAAATAGCTACTGCTAATTTTGATGCTGCTAAGGACCTTAATGGATCTCCCGAAGACTGGATTAAAACTAGAACAGCACAGCTTGCTGCTTTTGACGAAAAATATTCTATGGGAGACAAAAGATTAGTAAAAGAAGGAAGAAGCGCAACGGCTTCTGGTTTAACTAGCGATAACTTTTTAAATAGAAATATGAACAGGGTTTTAAGATCAATGAGCAGAAACCCATTATTTGCAGAAGCTCATGAAGATTTAAAGTCAATACCTAGAGCAACTGGTAAAATACAAGGCGGCGGAGGAAGATTAGTTGAAACTGCTAGAGGCCACGCATTTAGAAGATCTTTAATAGCACAACTAGGTGGAGTTGGCTCAAGAGGATTTGCAGGATTTGCTGCTATTATGCCTGCAGCATTTAATA